CACGAGCAGTGATGAGTATTACTCCGGTCTTTACAGATCCAACGTACACATACATTAACCTCGATGTTATCGCTAAGTATGATCCTACGACTACCTCGTTATCTTCTGACGGTGTTGCTGCATTAATTAGGAATAAAATCTTAACAGGAACATCATCATTCTTGAGTACATACCTTAATAAGTTTAATGGTATAATGAGGCACTCAAAGTTATTAAGTACTATTGACTCATCAAGCATTGCTGTGCTATCGTCCATTGCACGAGTTCAAATGGAGAGGCGTCTAGTACCGACTAATCTATCTAAATATACAATCGATTTTCCAGAAGCAATATTTCAGAAAGCAAGTGTAGTATTATCTTCAACTGGATTTGTATATTCTGGACAAAACTGTGTGCTAGAAGACGTCGTACCCACAAACGGTGTAGGTATTCGCAATATCAATATAGTACGTAAATCAGGTACATCCACGTTGATTGTACAAAGTAATATCGGAACATTAGATCCTACTACTGGCATCGTACAATTAAATAATTTTGCACCTGATGCATATACTGGTACGTACATTGCAATTAGGGTAATTCCTAATTCATATGATATTGCACCAGAACGATATATGTTATTATCGATGGAAAGTTCAGGTGTAACAATTACTGTTCAGTCTGATTCAAGTACAGTTGATTATAACGCAAACTCAAGGTTCTAAAATGTCTAATCGCCAAGCGCAAGTCGAATCAGTATTGCCACAACACGTGGCAACGGAGTATCCTCAGTTTGTATTAGTTCTTAAAAAATATTATGAGTGGTTAGAGACTATACATAAGTCTGACGAACACACTCATAATTGGGAAAATATACGAGATATTGATAAGACTTCTACAGGCCATATGGCTCATCTAGAACAAGAATACGCGCCTGATTTTCCAAAAGCATTTAGTACTACAAAGAATAAAGTATACAAAAATATTAAAGGTCTATATCTTGCTAAAGGAACTAGTAAAGCCATTGAGACATACTTTAGAATAGTACACGGTGTCGACGCTAAGGTTGACTTCCCTGCTGACAATATGTTGATTGCATCGGCCGGTAACTGGGATCAAGCTGCTGGTAAGTATACAGATTTTGCGCATAGACTTGGTTATACATACTCTAAGCTTCAAGATTCTGAAACATATCAAAGCCATTCATATCGAGTATATGCAAAACCTGCTCCGGATACATATAAAGATAATGTTAAGAAGCTATTGCATCCAATTGGGTTTAAGATGATTCCAAGTGTACCTATTATGCAAGATGCAAAGGATGTTGCTTATGCTACAGGAACCTTACAGAATCTTGATCGTATTAAATTCCAAAGTGCAGGTTCAATAAACGACTGGAGCACTCTTACGATATCAGACGTTAATAATAGAATTGGTACAAACATCCAATCAGGACTAGAAAGAGATAATACCTAATGACTGCAATTATAACACCAGAAATACGACATGACAACGCTGCAGCTCTAATGACTTCATTTGGGGCAAATCAATACTACATGGGTGTTGGTCGAGGTGAGTCTTGGGCCGATGATACTGCTCCTGGAGTACCTAACGAAGGTGGCACAATGCTTCTGGATGCTCGGTACGGAACTCAGGGTATGATTAAATTAACTAACGCTTCATTAGTTGTACCCCGATGGAACTGGACATTTGATGAAGTCTATTACTCATATGATGATAGGGATACTAATTTATTGTCACGTCCATTCTACGTAATGAATGATGACTATTATGTTTATGTATGTTTGGTTGCAAGCGGCAAAAGTACAGTTAAGCCAACAGGTACACTTACTACTCCATTCACAACTGCTGATGGATACCAATGGAAATTTCTATACGAAGTTACTACTGACGGTTTCAATAAGTTCTTGACTAATGTCTATATGCCTATTCAAAAAGCTCCTACAGCAGACGATGCTAGTCTCCAATGGGACGTTCAGAATACTGCTGTTGTAGGTGCAATTCACAACGTTAAAGTTGATACTGCTGGAACACTATACACCGTTGCAACACCTCCTACCGTAACAATTACAGGTAATGGAACTGGAGCAACCGCTACGGCAGCCGTGACTGGTACTGGTGTTACTTCTATTACGATGACTAATATCGGTTCAGGATATACATACGCTGATATTACTATTACAGATTCTGGTTCAGGAACTGGTAGTGTTGCAAGGGCTATTATATCTCCTGCAGGTGGACATGGTGCTGATGTAGTTAAAGCTCTCGGTGCTTACTTTGTTTTGATCAATGGTCGTATTAATGACTCTATTGCATTAGGTGATATTATACCTGGGCAAGATTTTAGACAGACTTCAATATTCCGTAATCCATACAACTTCGGAACATCTACAATATCAACTGCATTATCAATGTCAGGCAATAGCGGGTTTACTTTAACTTCTGATTCAGGGTTTGCTCTTGACGATCTTATTACAGGTGGTACATCAGGCGCGGTTGCAATTGTTGATACATACGATTCCTCTAACAATACTTTGCGCTTTCATCAGAGTGTGTCGACCGGACATAAAGCATTCACGGTAGGTGAGACTATCACTTCTACCGCTGGTACAGGCGTTATAAATACAATTACTAATCCAGAGGTTGATGTTACTACTGGAGAGCTTGTTTATATAGAAAATCATGCTCCTATATTACACTCAGCCGGTGTGATTGAAGACATGAAATTAGTTATCCAATTTTAAGAGAGAATAAAAATGGCCATAGATTTTAATATTTCCCCATACTTTGATGATTACGATGAGTCAAAGTTATTTCAGCGGATTCTCTTTAAACCTGGATATGCAGTTCAGGCTAGAGAACTAACTCAGCTACAGACTATCCTACAGAATCAGGTTACCCGTTTAGGTAATCATATGTTCTCTGACGGTGACATGGTTATTCCTGGTGGAGTACACTACGATAATAAGTACCATTACGTCAAGGTAGATGCATCATATACAGATGCAGCATCCACAACATTTGATGCAGAGACATATACATCCGCACAATTAATCGGTGCTACAATTGCTGGATCCACTTCTACAGTGGCTGGTGTTGTTGTAGGATTTACAACTTCTGTTGGATCAGACCCTGTCACTCTATTTGTTAAATACAATAGCTCTGGATCAATTGGTACGTCAAAGACTTTTGCAAATGGCGAAGAGTTATCTACGTCACTAAACGGTGTTACATTAAAATTCAAATCAAATGCTGCTACTTCAACCGGAACCGGTTCTGCTGTATCTGTTGAGCAAGGTGTATACTTTGTACGAGGCCAATTTGCATTGGTTCAATCGTCCACTGTCATCCTTGAGAAATACTCAGCGAGTGCATCCAATAAGGTAGGATTTGCTGTAACAGAATCTGCTGTAACAGCAACGAATGATACTACTCTAAACGATAATGCTTCTGGTGGATACTCAAACTACAACGCTCCAGGTGCTGATCGATACAAGTTAGAACTAACATTGGCCAAGCATGCAGAGACTGTAGTTATTGCTTCAGACTTTGTCGAGCTAATGGTTATACGAGGCGGTAAAGTAGCTAAGGTTAAAGAGCGTACAACGTTTAGCCTGATCAATGATGCAATCGCGGTTAAGACACGAGATGAGGCTGGTGATTACACTGTTCGCCCATACATTACTACTGCTGCAGACCACGCATCAGATACAACTAAGTTTACTCTTAAAATTGCTCCAGGTAAAGCTGTAGTCGATGGTTATACACACGAGATGACTGATACGTTTTCAGTTGATGTATCTAAGCCACGTACAGTTGCTCATAACGATGATATTGCAACGTCAGTACGGTACGGCAACTATGTGCCAATAACCATTACTAGCGGCGTATTCCCAGATATGAGATTCCTTCCTATCCTTAATATTAAAAATAATAGTTCACAAACAAAAGGTACATGTAGACTACGCAATATAGAATATGTAAGTGGCTCAGGTGCTACTACTGTATACAACGCTTATATTTTTGATGTTAAAATGCAGGCTGGCGAATCATTTAGAAACGCTACAAAAATAACAGTTGGTTCCACCACATTTGTTGCCACACTTACGGCAGCAGCTGGTGCATCGGTTATTCTTGGAATTAACGATAATAAGTCTGTATATACGATACCTTATGCTCGCATTAAAGATACATTGAATGTAGGTAGCACTGCTACTGCAACTACAGTAACTTCTATGAATTACCAAGAGCTTGTTCCTGCTAATGCAACGCACGTCGATATCTCAGTAGTGGATGGCTCGGTTGAAACTTTTGAATCAATACTACCCTCTGACTATATTGTTATTCCAATTAACGCTGGTAGTGCCGCATTCGGCGTACCTCAAGTTGTCACTCCTACGTATGTAACAGGTAAAACAACTGTCAGACTTGCAGTGGCTGGTCGCTCAGGAGATACTCTTGCAGTATGGTCTAAAATAACAAAAGTTGGATCAATACCTAAAACTAAGACCTTAACTGAAAATTATGCCGAGGCAATGAGCTGGGTATCTGGTCAACGTGGTTATCAACTTCATCGAGCTGATGGCTGGAAGTTAAAATCCGTTGTAACAGATGCAGCCGCAGGTTCTGTTGATATAACCCACCAATTCCAATTTGATGGTGGTCAACGTGATAATTTCTATGATGTATCATATATTAACATGAAGTCTAACTTTACTCCACTAACTACTGGTACTTTTGTAGTAACATATGATCACTTCACACATAGTGTTGCTGGTAATTACTTTACTATAGACTCATATCCTGCTAATATTTCATATGATGAAATTGCAAATCATAAATGGAATGGTGTTGACTTGAGAGATCAATTTGACTTTAGATCACGTATAGGTAATTCAGGTGTATCGTATTCAGCTGCTGGTGCAATACGTTGTGAAGTACCTGCTGTCGGATCTTCTATCCTTCATAATGCTCATTACTACCTACCACGTACTG